CTATGTTCGCGCTTCCTTCCTTTCCATCGCCGCCACGGCTCTTTCCGCCAGATGGACTCGGTTTGCAGCAACCGTGTAGCGGGTGACTTCGGCTAGGGTTTGATGCCCGCTGATAGCCATGATTTCATGCGCGCTGCACCCGGCTTCAGCTAGGCGGCGGCAAGTCGCCTTTCGAAGCCCATGAGGCGAAAGACCATCGGGCAGAAGCCTCTTGCCTTGGTCATCCACAACCCCTTCGACCAGCTTCCGGAACCAGTTCGTGAAGCCTTCCGGGGTCATTGGCTTGCCGCGTTCCGACATGATGAAAGTCAGGTTGTCGCGGGGCAGTGCGTCAAGCGCGGCCCGAAGGTTCGGATGAATCGGGATGCTAACTTCCTGCCCGGTCTTGCCTTGAACGATGGATAGAACGCCCGCCCGGACATGTTGACGGCCCATGCGCACCACATCGCCCCGCCGCTGCCCGGTGTAGAGCAAGAGCGAAAAGGCCAGATGCGCCCGGCTGCCCGGCTGATACCGGGCTAGGAACGCTTCAATATGTTCTTCTTCCCAAGTGGTGAAGCCTTCGGACCTGTGACGGAGTCTCTTGACCCCTGCAGTCGGATCATCCCGCCGCCATCCAAGATCAATGGCATGGGCCATCAGAGTCCGCAGAAGCCTCAGAAGGCGGTTCGCCGCGTCTGGCGTTTCCGCTTTGTCTGCCATGATCTTCAGCACATGTCGCTTTTCCATATGGGCGACTCGCTTGTCCCCATGTTCGGCCCGAAAGTTTTCCAGGATGTTGCGAACCGCGCGCTTGGTCGAAACAGCAAGGCCGCTGTAATCGGCGCTGCGATAGTAGCTGGCCACAAGCGCGGCGATGCTGCCCGGCACTGTCTGCCGCTTGCCGACTTCCACCTTGTCGCCTTCCATCGCAGCCGCATATTCGGCCATGAATTGCGGGGACCAGGGAAGGCCAGGCAGCGCGCGACGGGGATACCCCGGACGGCGGAAATACCATCTCGGCTTCCCGTGTCGATCGATCATGCCTTGGCAGTATTTCGGGGGTCGCCTGAGTTGTGTCATGTTTCAATCCCAATCGTTGGCAGCCGGTTCGACACTTTCTATCGAGACCCCGTTGCCGGGCAAGGAAGCAATCTCGGCCCCAGTCAGGGCGTCTAGCGCCGCGTCCAGTTTGCGCAGATCGAAGAGGTTGCGGGCGTACATTTTGAGGGGCTGCGGGGCCTTCCCATCCTTCACCATCTTATCGAAGGTACTTGGGGCAACCCCGCAATAGGCAGCCGCTTCCACGCGCGACAGCATCCGCTTTACCGGCGGGTCTATGGCGCGTGGGGCGGTCATCAGATCGAGACCAGGCGGACAGCCACGGTCGCAACGCCCGGCCCTGCAGCCTTCGCCACCGTTCCAAGGCGCGAGTTGCCGCTTGCGGTCTCGGTGACCAGATCGGCAGCCGAGTCCCAGTAGACCGCTTCCCCAAGGCTCAGGGTTTGCGCCCCGACCTTCGGAAGTTCCCAGATGCCAGTGACGGCAACGTCAACAGGCTCGCCAGCCGCTGCGCTGCCAAGAGCAACGCCAGCGATGCTGCCAGCGATGACGACTCCGCCGCTGGAAACCAGTTCGGGCGCGGGGATAGTGATTTGGCTTCCCGCCTGTACAAAATTCGTGGCCATGTCAGACCCCTTTGCTTGTGAGTGGATAGATTATCGCCTGCCGGGGGCGCGATGCCCCGGCAATCTCGGATTCGACTGCGGCAAGGGCGCGGGCCAGTTCGGTGTCGCTCCGATACTGGACTTCCTCGCCATTGCTATCGCGGACAGATCGGACGCCCGAATAGCGGGCATCCTTCAGCCGGTCGCGCCAGTCTTGAAGCTGGGCAAGCGTTGCCACGGCTTAGACCCCCGGATTCAGGTAAGCGCCGCGCCAGTCGGTTGCGCCCGCGCCGAAGTCCAGAACAACCCGGTATTCCATCCCCAGCACGTCCCAGCCTTCGCGCGATGCCATCTGCGGACCTTGGGCCGAAGACAGATAGGCGTATTCCATGCAGGGCAGCGCAGCGGGGTCGGCGAAGACGTACCAGCGATTGCCAGAGATCCGGGGTTCGACCAGCAGCGACAGCTTGCCCCCGAACGGGTTCACGTCGTCAACCGTCGCGGCATAGATCGAAGCCAAGACCTGTTCCGCCGTCGTCTCCTGTTCCGGACCGACCACAAGGTGACGCGGGGTCGCGTTGATCGGCGTCTTCCCGTCCAGACCTTTCATCGCGCGCATGGCTTTGCGGGCAAGCCCCAGATTGGCCACGTTCAAGGCCCCTGCCGTGCCAAGGTTGCCGTGGGCAGCGTCGAACAGGTTTTCCCCGTCTTCGCCCATGATCGGGTTGGACAGAAGCAAGCCCACCAGGACGTTGGCTTCCGTCTCTGCCGCCATGCGTCCGGCGGTCGCGCCCCAGTCGCGGAACGCGCCAAGGTCATCGTTCAGCATCGCCTTGCGCGAGATGCTGAATTGCGTGGCGTAGGTTTTCAGGCTGTAGGACTCCACCGCTTCGCCGCGAGTTGTGTGCTTGATCTCGCCTTGTTCGGTCAGTTCCTGCAGCGCCCCCACATCGGACAGCTTCAGCTTGGACGCGGGCCGGAAGTCGGCAAGCGTGGTCTGCCGGGCAAGCATCCGGATCGGCGAAGCTGCCACCTGATAGGCATCCATCAGCACCCGGTTGCCGGTCGCGTTCAACAGGTTCGGGAAGTCGGACGTGCCGTGGATTGCCGCCCGAAACAGGGTGTCGGCATCCATGCCGCGAGTCGACTGGCCAGAGGCTTCCACCGCTGCCCGCGCCATGTCGCGAAGGGACTCGGCCATGTAAGGCCGGGCTTGATCAGTCGGCTTGGCCCCGGTCAGGCGCGAATGCAGGGCGTCTGCCCGGTACTGCATGGTCGCGGCGGGGTCTTCGTGCGACGGCCCGACCTTGATCACGGGAAGCGCCCTGCCGCGCTTCTGGATTTCATCGAAGGCAGCCGCGCGAACTTCGATCACGGTTGCATCGGCATCAATGTGCGCGTCTGCCCAATCGGCGGGCAGATTGGCGGCGCGGGCAATCGCCCGGATTTCCTTGCGGGTCTCTGCCCGGTCTTCAACTTCAGTGGTCATTTGTCCTGCCTCTTGTTTGTTTCGGAACTTCGCCCCTCTGTCGGCGCCCACTGGCACGGCAGAGGCTTCACTGATCGACCAGGCGACGGCCCGGCGGATTCTTCCCTTGGTCACGGGATCGACCTCATCGGCCCACTTGGTCACCCGGTAGCCGATCGAGACGGCCCGGACGCTGCCTTCAGCAATGCGGGCAACGATTGGGGCTGCATCGGCTGCCCCAGATAGCTTGATGGTCGCAACCAGCTTCCCGGCTTCGATCCGGTGACCGGTAATCGACCCGATCACGTCGCGCGCGCTTTCTGTCCGGTGACCGTCAAGCAATGGCGCGCCGTCCAGTGCGGACAGGTCCAACCCGGCTGGGTCCAGTTTTTCCAGATAAGCGCCCTTGGCATCCCTGCGCACCACGTCGGCAAACGTGCTGATCACGGCTTCAATGGTCTGCGCTTCAGCGTTCCAGGTGGAAGGTGTGAGGATCGCAGCGCGGGTCAGGTTGTGGTCAATCGCGGTCATTGCTCGAGTCCTTTTCTTTTTCCCAAGGCGGGCGCGACAGGGTGACCGGCTTCTGTCCGGACTCGCTGTTGATTTGCCGTCGCCATCCGGGCTTGAAGTCATCCGCCTTCATTTGCTGGCCCCCGTTCGGCTGCAATTTCGGCGTCCAGGTCTTCCAGAATCCAACCGCGTTCGGCCACAGCTTTGCGGCGGGAAGTCAGACCGGCTTCCAGTTCAGCCTTGGTCGCGCTGATATCCTTCAGCGGATCGACCTGCAGCGGACGCGGGGGAAGCCATTCGGCTTGCAGATAGGCTCCCGGGTTCGCTTCGAAGTCCGGGGCGTCCAGATCACCGGACAGGACTCCATGCAGGATGACGGCCCGCCAAACGGGGGCGAGAAACTGGGGCACCAGGACAGTGTATTGAAGCGCCTCAACCCGTTGCCGGAACGGCAGCAAGCCCGCCCGCAAGCTGGAATAGTTTGCGCCGGTCAGATCACCCGAAAGCATGTGATCCGGCAGCCCGAGACCCGCCGCCAGTTGGCGAAGGTTCAGCTTCAGGAACTCCCCGACTTGCTGGGCTTGTTGCGGCGAGTTGAACTTAATGTCAGTCCCGTTCGGAAGCCGGATCAATGCGCCAGGCTCAAGACTGGGGGTTTCCCCGTCATAGGGTTCCCCGGTCCCGTTCAGATCGGTGATGAAGCCCGCGTGCATCGCCGCAACCTGTGCGCCCTTCAGCAGGGCATCGCATAGCTTGTCAAAGTCGGACGCGGGCAGGATCACCGGGGCAAGCCATGAGACCCCGCGAAGCTGACCAGGTGCCAGCGGCTTGAAGACGTGAAGCACCGACTCCGCGTCGATCCGGACGGAAGGCGCATAGGTCTGCCAGACCTTGCCGGGGCGTTCCGGGATGACCCAGTAAGCTGCCCGCCGCCCGGTCGCGTCCAGTTCCACACCGGAAAAGATCGCCCGCCCGTCCGACAGTTCAACTGTCTTGGACTCGTCCAGTAGTTCCGGGGGCAGGATGCGAAGGCGCGGCCCGTCTGCCGTTTCATTGATCAGGGCAACGGCTTCGCCTGCCTTCACCATCGAGTCGGAAATCGCGACCTGCAGCCCTGCGAAGTCGGTTCGGCCTTCCGAGTCGGCGCGGGCGGACCAGCCCTGAAAATAGGCGTTCAAGGCTTTGCGGGTCGCGGCGTCCGGGTGCTTGCTTGCGGGCGTGATCCCCGGCCCCACAAGCGCCCCAGTCCAGTTGCCCACGGCGTTCGCAATCCATGGGTTATTCATCGCGAGATAAGACGCCCGCGACCGAAGGGCCGAACCGGCTGCGGCGGTCTCGGGGTTGATCCGGCCAAAGGTTCCCATACCCCAGCCGCGACGGCCACCCGCTGCCCCGTCAAAGCGACGGGTTCGGGCGGGTTCAGGCTTGCCAAGGATACGGGACAGGACTCCCATCTCAGTTCACCGGCCCGCCGAAAAGCTTCCGACAGATCGGCTGCACAAGCCAATCCAGAGGCACGGCAATCGAGACCACAGGGTAAGCAGTCGACTCCGGATTGGCTTGCCCAATGTGGGGTTGCCGCATTTCCTTGAAGTCGCAATTGATCGTGCGGTTCCCGGTCTGGGGGTCGCGCCACACGTCCACATGCAGCGACCAGAATTCACCCAGCTTGCCGATACCCAACACTGCCCGGTCGATTGGATGCCGGGGCAAGTTCGCATGTCCGGGCACCTTGTAGACCGAGTCCCGGCCTTCGGAGTCGGTCCAACTGTAAAGGGCATTCGATGCAGCCTGCAGCACCTCGTGATCCTGAATCCCGGCTTCCTGCAGCGCGGACAGCACGCAAGCTGCAGCCGCGTCCGAAAAGTCATAGCCGTTCGGCTGGGTGTTGATGCCCTTCTCTCGGACGTGAATCAGCCGATGCTTGGCATGGATCACCACGCGCCCATGGGCAGTGGGATAGGGCACCCCGCTTGCCGTGATCGCGTTTGCTATATCCTTCATTGTGAAGTTCGGCCCCTTCCTGGGGTAGGCGAAAAGTGGCACCTGGGGTTGTTCGGTTTCATCGGTCATGGCGGTTCTCCATCTCTGACCGATGTATGCCTTAGCGACTCACTTAAGTCAATCACTTTACAACTGCCAGCGATTCGGGTTATGGGTGTTTCACTTCCTCTGTGATGGTGGGAAGAAGGACCGGCTCAGGGGTGTGACGGTTCGCCATGGAGAGGGCAGCGGGCGGTTTAGAGTCTTGGCAGAGTCCGGATCGCCCGCTGCCAACCAAAAGGGGAACGCTATGGGTGAGAGTCAGAAAGCCTACCTGAAGCAGACAGTCCAGAACCTGGCGCGGGCTGGCATCCCATTCGATCTTGCGGCGGTCTTGGTCGCGGTCCAGATGAAACGGGCGGGCATCCCAATTACCGAAGCCAGTTTGGACGCAGCCTTCAACTGAATCACTTTCGCCGTGATTCACAATTTAGACGTTTCTTGAATTAGATTTCATCTTCGGCAATGCTGATTCCATCGTAACCAATGGAGTCGCAAAATGATCGAAGTAACCGAACGCCCAATTTGGATTGGCGCTGCAGTCGGACAATCCCCCGCTTATCATCCCATCGTGTTTCAGCGCGAAAACGGATTTGAACCGGGCCACCTTTGCCAGCTTGATGGCAGTTTGTGGGTATCGGAAGTGCCCTATCGCTGCTCTACTCTCGCGGGTGCCGCTAGGTTTTCAGTTTTGGGCTGCAGGACTGGAATCGCCCTTTAACCGAATACACCAGTCAAGCATAACGATGATCTCACTTCCACAATCAATGCAGGTGAACTGTCTATTGTCAGACAGTTCTTCGGCGGGAAACTTGTTGTTGGCCCTACATTTTGGGCAGTTGAAGTCATGAAAGAGTCTGAAGAATTTCCAAACCCCATCAGACTCCTCTGCGCCGAAGATACCTTTGCAATTGGCGCAAGTGACCCTCCCATCCCGCCTTAGAAGCCTTTCCCTGCGGGTGATTGTGAACCCGCAGTTGCAGGTCAGTGTTATGTTTACTCTTAAGTTTGTGGCAAAGATTTCCGACGCAAGTACGCGGTCAATCTCATCGGAAACTTCCGCTATTTTTAGACGTGCGTCATCTGCATTAAACAGTCTGCCATCCTTCTGTTGTCTAATCGTTGGCTCATGCAGGTAGCTACCCAGAGCATTCCAATGCTTGTTGATCCAAGATGCCTTAAGTCGGGCGTCTGTTCCCAGTGGGTGCATTACCTTTGCAGCTTCACCCGGAATTTCCTCAAACCCAACCGCTAGTGATCGGTCACTCTCAATGCTGTCGTCAATTTCCTTCAGTTCTTTAATGAGCCTTCCGGGCTGCCATGTTTCCATTGTCCCGTCGTCAACTTCATCCTGATAGGATTGCAGCAGTTCATATGCAAGGCACTCGATTGCCATTCTCAGCCTCAGCGCAATGGGCTGAAGCATCTCATCATCCCCAGTTTGAATGAGGCGCTTTGCGGCATCGCTGTGTTGTCGCGCGCGCGCCCTGAAGTTAATCCTTACAGCCATGTGATTTCACTCAACTAGCCTCTAGCCTTCCAGCCACTTGCTCCGCATGACTGTAGCAGCCTTTTTCGGCGCGGCCATAGTCGAGACCTCAGCCTCGCGCCGATCAACGTTGACCCCGATCAACTGCCGGGCTGCCCACGCATAGACCGTGGCGTCCAGAGTCTCGGCCCGCTTCCCCTTGATCCGTTCAAACCGGGCTTGGGGCACCCCGCGCGCATAGCGAACGACTTTCCTTTCCGAAGTCAGTTGTTCGAAGTAGATCGCTTCTAGGGCTTCGCCGAACCGAACCCCCATTCCCCGTGCCAGGCGGGCGAATAGCTGAGACTTCACGGCGTCCGACCCCACCAGCCAAAGAAGCTGCCCCTTTGTGCCAGACTTCTGCAGCGCGGGGCGAGAGAACCCCGGAACCCCCTTGATTGCCACCACGCGCCGCCCGTAGCGCGGGCGGGCGAAGCTGTTGACGATTTCAGTATGCCCGCCATCCCCGGAGTCGATGCAGGCAGCATCAATGCGGATCACCCCGCCTTTGGGATGCGTCCAGGTTTCTTTCAGAAGCGAGTCGAGATCCTGCCAGACCGCTTCGCCGTCGATTGGCCCCCAGAAGACCCGATGCTCCAGGCAGAACAGGTCGCTCCGCCCATGCCCCATGATCACGCATTCTATGCGGTCATCCTGACAGTCGACTCCTGCCGTCAGAAACAGAACGTCTTCCGGCAGGGCAGCCAAGCTGAACGGTTCCCGGCGGCTGTACAGTTCATGTTCGTCTAGGTCTTCGCCTTCGGTCTTCCACGGTTCACCCAAGACCAGGTTGGTAAAGGTCTGCAGGGTCTCGGGGCTTTTCTTTGCCTCTAGAAACTCTGCCGCCAACTTGCCCCATCGCGCATTGAAGTGCGGGCTGATCAGCGCATTGACCTTGAAGCCCGCATGTCCCTTCACATCGGGCGCGGTTGCCCGCCATCGGCCATTCGCGACGGCTTCAGGCTTGTGTCGTTCTTCCACAATGCAGCCATTGGAAGGGCAGACCCAATGCGCCGAGTCCGGGTCGCCTTCATTCCACCGGATATCAGCCCATTTGATTTCCGCGAACTCGCCACAGGACGGGCATAGGCACTCGTAAATCCGCTTGTCCGACTTGTCGTAAAGTCGAGTTGCGGGGCCATAGTCGAAGACCGGAGTCGATCCGGCGATGATCTTCCGATCTCGAAAGGTCATCGTGCGCATGGTCGCAAGTTCTATCGGGTCGCCTTCCTGAGATGCTTCGAAGCCGTCGATTTCGTCCAGGATCAGGATTTTTGCCGTGTGGCGCCGAAGATTGCGGGGACTCTTCGCTGCCAGGAATTTCAAGCTACCGCCCGGAAAGCGCCGGTTAAGCATTGTCGATCGGCCCGTTTTGTCGGCTTCATCGGACAGAAGCCCACGCAAGGCAGGCGAAGCTTCGAAGACCTGTTCCAGGTCTACCGCATAGTCTCGGGCATCATCGGCGGTCGGCTGAACCGCCAAGATCGGCGCGGGGCTGTTCGCAACGTGACTGGCGATGATCCCAGATAGAAGCGCCGTGTAGCCGATGCGCGCCGATTTCAGCACCGTGACCCGCTCGATATCCGGACGGTCCAAGGCATCGCAGATGCCCCGCTGATAGGCCCACAGCTTCATTCGACCAGGAAGCGCGCTGGCATTCTGGGGCAGGAAGATATGACCTTCGATCCAGTCGGCAAGCGGCAGATCGGCGGGCGGGCGAAGGGCTTGCAAAGCCTTCCGGCGGATTGCTTCAATTCCCATTGGCGAGTCCTTCTAGGGCTGCCTTGATCTCGGCTTCTATTTCGGCAACGTCATGGGCGCTCAGGTGCGCCAGCTTCGATCCTACCCGCGAAGGGACGGCAAGCATGGTGGACCGCACGTCCCGAAGGACGTTGGTCCATTCCCGTTCGACCTCTGCAGCCTTCACCATCTCGCCACGGGAAGCGGCGTTGTGCAGTTCGATCTTGTCGGCCTGTTGCCGTGCCAGGCGAAGCTTTTCCGCCTTCAGTTCGTCGGTGACCGGTCCAGCCTTGCCGCCTAGCTTTGCGCCGTCCCTCAGCCGGGCAAGGTAATTGTACAGCGACTTGCGCACGTCGTAGCGGCCCCGGCTGACTCGGACCATCACCCCGTCTCGCGCCAAGGTTCTAAGCCTTGCATTGGCTAGGCCAAGGAAGGCTGCCAGTTCCGGCTCCGTCATAGTTTCCGGGATACCCGGTCCGGGCTTTTCGGAAGGGGTTCCTAGCAGTTCTTCGATCTCTGGAAAGTGGGTCAGCATATCTTACCTATTGGCTACATGATCGAAAATTTTCTGCAAAGCGTGATGAATCGCGGTCCGCGTCCCCCGCGATAGGCCCCCACCGGGAAGGACCCAAGGCAAAACGATCTTCGATCTAAGCCCATCTGCCGAAGCATGTGCGAAGGTCCAAAGGTGAACCATGTGAACCATGGTGAACCAAGATTCCCTATATAAGCCCCCGCGATGGTGAGGTATCCCGCCACCCCATGCATTGCCCTGTATTGTCTGCCAGCTAGTCTTATGGTGGATTCATGGTTCACATGGTTCACCGTTGCCATAACCATATGAAAACGCGCACAAATACCGGTGAACCATCCGCGCAATCCATGGTTCACCGATGGTTCACATGGTTCACCTTTCGACACTTTGCGGTTGGCTGTAACCAATGATTGATCCTGACCCATCATTGCCGCTCCCAAACGTTGCCCGCCTTCGTGTGACTGCACTTCCAGCCTAGCAATCGAAGGATGCTGCCAACCTGCCTCGCATTGCCGCTTGAGTGCTGGGCAGTCGGAATTCCAAGCATCGTCAGCACTTCCGAAACCGTGACCCGATCTCGCGGCAGATGTTCCAAAGTGTCATCACCATCGAGGAATCCCTTGATCGGTCCTTCCCAAGGATGTTCTTCTCTGGCTGACTCTTGCTCTAGCGATGCCTGCCGTTCCATTTCAGGAGTCAGGTGCCAGGCTTCCCCGGCATTAAAGGCTGCCAAGGCTTCCGCGAATAGTTGTTCCCGGTCGCGGGCCAGTGCCTCGGTCTCGATCTTCGCGCCACAGGTCACGGGCCAAAAGCGCCGCCCGCCGCTTACGTCTTTCAGGAAGGAAGTTTCATTCGTGGTACCGACAAAGACGCATTGGCGCGGCACCACGTCTGCCCGTCGCGCGTATGGCGCGCGAATCTCATCGGTCGAACGGCTAAGGAAGGCTTTTAGGTCCTCTGCCTCTGCTTTCCGGGAAGGGGCAAGTTCGGCCAGTTCGACCAGCCAATGCCCCTTCAGGTAAAGCCCGGCTTCCCGCGCCCCATCGCGGATAGACGGCATGTTATCGCCCGCCCAAGCGCCCCCAAGGATTTGGCAGGCAGTCGATTTGCCGATGCCCTGAGACCCGCCCAGAACCAGGACGTGATCATGCTTGCAGCCGGGCTGCATCACCCGCGCCACCATGGCCACCAGGAAGGCCCTGCCCACCGCTCGGCTGTAGGGCGTTGCCTCCGCCCCCGTGTAGCCTGTCAACCATGTGTCTAGGCGTGGCCTGCCATCGTGAGGCGGCAACTGGGCAAGCCAATCCCGGACCGGGTGATAGCTGTTCAACTCGGCAACAGCCCGAACCGCGTTGGCGGTACGCTCTGGCCCGACGTTGTGCATTCCGGCCTGCTCAATCGCCACTTGGATCAAGCCTAGATCGGCATCACTGATCGACCTTCCCCACCATTCCTCTTGCCCGGTCATCTCGTTCTTGCGGATCGAGTAGGCTTTTTCCCGGTTCACCTTTTCCAAGAAGGCAATCGCATTGTGCAGGGTCGGCTTGGGATCACCGTTCCTTGTCAGCATGATTTTCATTTTCGGCTTGTCAGGTTCCGGCAGCGCGGGCAGGTCGTCGAAGTCTTCCGGCCCATAGACAGGCGCGGGTGGACTCCAGCCGTGATCCTTGGCGATTTGGAACAACGTCCCTAGCCCAGTCCCTTTGCCCTTGAAGCTGCGCCACTTGGCGCGGTGTTCCCGCTCATTGAATCTCGGGTCTTGCTTTGCCCAGTCGCACCATAGGGTGAAGGCTTCGGCAGACCCGCCCGCCGCGCCATGCAGGGCCATGCCGATCGAGACCCATTCGTGATAGTCGGACGCGTCTGTGATCGCGTCCAGGGCGCTGCGAATGCGTGGCCAGTTGGGTTCCTCTGTAGTGTCCGCTTCCCGTGGGGCGTCTTGTGCGAAGTGCAGAGTTGGGCCAATGCCAAGGCTCACTAAGGCAAAGTCTATCGGGCGTGCCCAGCGATAGGGCTGCCCGGTGTCCGGATGGATCGACGGGGGCAGCACGGCCTGTTTGCCGGTCCCGAACAACTCGATTTCCCACCCGTCGCCCTTGGCCAGCTTCTCAGATCGAAGCGGGGTCGGACTGAAAAAGTAGAAGTGCCGCCCTGCCCCGCTGCCACTGATCACGGTCGGCAGTTCGTCCAAAGTCGGCACCAGGCGCCGGATCTCGGACCATGCAGCGGACTCGGCTTCGGGCTTGCGGATATCCAAATCCAAGAGGTGCAGATATCCCGCCGGGGTCAGCGACGGTTCCCCAAGACGGATTCCGATGTTCGCGCCGGGGATATGCTGCCTTTCCAGGTCTGCCCGCGTGGCCCTTGGGGCTTCAGACCAGCCGTCAGCAATCGGTCGCTTTTGGCGCGGATGCAGCCAATGCAGGGCAGCGCCGATCTCTAGAAGGTCAGAGACAGCTTCTAGCGATGATGCAGGTTCTGTGGTAGAAGGTGTCAGGCTCTTTTCTAGGGTGACAAGTTCGACCCCGTTCCCGGCTGCAACCGGGGCGGGGTTTTGCTTTTCGGGGTCAGGTGGACTCGGTCCAAGTAGATCGCTCAGATGGTCTCTCACTTCGCAGTTCCTTCAAAAGAAGGCCCCACAAGGTTTGACAAATCAGACGAAAAACTAGGAATTTCAATGGAACGATCCGGGCAGGGTTTACACTTCAAGCATTTGATTTTGCTTGCTTGTGACACTACAGGGTCGCCCACCATTCTTCCTTTTTTGGCAGCAACGGTCGTCCGGCAGCATTTCCGCCGGATCGAGGGGCATTCGTGACTCCTATAGCATCCCGCAATCCGAACGCCAGCCTATCACATTGATTTTCAATGATTATTGTGCGCCCTGCGTGCCATGCAGAAAGTGCCTCTTGCCAGACGCCGGCCTTTGCGGCACCCCTGTCCCATGCAAGCCTTCCTGAATGTCGAGACCTCGCTCACCGGCTGCCGCTGGGCTGGACCGGATGCCGCACAGGACCGGCTGGCCGAAGCCTTGACCCAGCAGACCCGGCTTCCCCTGCCCCTGTGCCGGGTCCTGGCCTCCCGTGGGGTCGCACCGGAAGAGGCGGCGGGCTTTCTTGCCCCGTCGCTGCGCGATCTTCTGCCGGACCCATTGACCCTGCGGGACATGGCATTGGCTGCCGACCGGCTGTTGGCCGCTGTCAGGCGGAAAGAGAGGATCGCCGTCTTCGCCGACTATGACGTCGACGGGGGCGCCTCGGCTGCCCTGCTTCTGGTCTGGCTGCGCCATTTCGGGCTGGCTGCCACGCTATACATCCCCGACCGGATCGACGAAGGCTACGGGCCGAACATCCCGGCGATGGAGGCCCTTGCGGCGTCCCATGACCTGATCCTCTGCGTTGATTGCGGCACCCTTTCGCATGCCGCGATTGCCGCCGCCGCCGGGGCAGATGTCGTGATCCTGGACCATCACCTTGCGCTTGAGACCCTGCCGGCTGCCCTTGCGATCGTGAACCCCAACCGTCAGGACGAGGACGGCGCGCTGGCCCATCTTTGCGCGGCGGGCGTGGTGTTCCTGCTTCTGGTCGAAGCCAATCGCCGCCTGAAGGCCGAGGGCGCGCCCGTGCCGGACCTGATGGGCCTGCTGGATCTGGTGGCCCTTGCCACGGTGGCCGATGTGGCCCCGCTGGTCGGGGTCAACCGGGCCTTTGTCCGGCAGGGGCTGAAGATCATGGCGCGCCGCGAAAGGCCGGGCCTGCGGGCCCTTGCCGATGTCGCGCGGATGGACCAGGCGCCGACGGCATATGCCCTGGGCTTCGTGCTGGGGCCGCGGGTCAATGCGGGCGGCAGAATCGGGCAGGCCGATCTTGGCGCGCGGCTTTTGGCGACCGCGAACGATCAGGAGGCTTCGGCGCTTGCCGCGCGGCTGGACCAGTTGAACGCGGACCGGCGCCTCATCACAGACCAGGTGCGCGCCGAAGCCCTGGCACAGGCCGAGGCCAGGGGTCTTGAGGGACCGCTTGTCTGGGCGGCGGGGGATGGCTGGCACCCGGGCGTGGTCGGGATCGTCGCGGCGCGGATGAAAGAAGCGTCAAACCGCCCGTCCGTCGTGATCGGGTTCGAGGGTGATACGGGCAAGGGCTCGGCCCGGTCGGTTCCCGGCGTTGACCTTGGGGCTGCGATCCAGCGGCTGGCGTCCGAAGGGATGATCGAGAAGGGCGGCGGGCACAAGATGGCGGCCGGCCTGACCCTGACC